TCGTAGAGTCTCTTCCAACGTGCGGTAGGCTCCTCGTAGGTAACTACGCCGTGCTTCTTTTTGATGTCGTTGATCTTCACGATAAGAGCGTCGCGCGCGACCTCGTGTTCCGCGATCTTATCGCGGTATCCCTGAGTTTCCGCGCAATGAGCCGAGAAGGTCTCATCGTCAAGCTTACCCTCGGTGCGCTTGATGGTCTTATAGTCACCCGCCGCAAGCGTTCTTTTGAGGTCCGCAATGTAATGCTTCGTGAGGTGAAGCTCCGTATAATACGGCGCAGCCTCCTCAAGATACGCTCTCGTGCTGACCTTGAGCTTGACCGAGTTATCGTTCTCGACCGCCGTCAGCTTGAAAAATTCGACGTCTTCCTCTGTGATATATTCATTGTAGTTGTGAAGTCCCATTGAATAATACCGCATTTTTGAGGAAGGATTATTGGCGCAGAGGATACCGTTCGCGAAATAGGTGTTGTTCTCCGTAACCATCGTATAGGTCGCGGAATATTCGGACTCCTCGACCTTATCCGTGAACGCGAGCATTACGTCGTTTCCATCGGCTCCTATGCCGACCTCTCCTGCCGCCCACTTGTCGGAGGTTGAGCAGCGTCCTTTGGTCTTGGAATAGATACCGTGCTTCTTGGAGATCTCGAGGATCTTACCGTTATTAAATACGTTGTAGAACCACACGGAGTCCTTACCCGTGGTAATAGCTCCGTAGGATTTTACGGCAATGCCGCAATGGTTGTCGAGATCCCAACCCATAACCATATCGCCGTATTTGACGTCCTTGAGTTGTTTCTCGGAACCGTCCGCCATAAGTATCTTCGTATCTCCGCGCAGGCAGGTTTCAAGCTGTGAGATTCTGTCCTCAAAATTCTCAAGAATGGAGCGAATATTCAAAAACCCCTTTATAGGAGTTACCAGTGCAAAAGCATCCGAGGAAGCCTCGTTGTCCTTTATCGTAAGTACAAGGTTTCCCTCGTCATCATAAAGATTCCATCCTCCGTTTGTTTTCTTCATAAGTTCTGCCATAATAATTTATTCTCCTTCGTTTTTAGTTCTGTTTTTTGAATCCAATATAATGAACGGTAATCTCTATATCAGTGTCCGTCTCATAGTTGACAGTGACCGTGCCGTTGTCGTTTACTACGATACTGCTTACGGCATCGGTTAAGCCATCAATGCCGTTAAGTGTTATCTTGCGGTAACCCTCTCCCTCAAAAAGAGTTTTTGATGTGGCTCCCGCTTCAAGCGTAGCTGTAAAGCTCGTTCTCGGGTCGTAATAGTCGTACTCGTAGAATCCGTACTCCGTTGCTTCTATGAGGTCTCCATCCTCAACGGGGTCGCCGCTCTTGTAGCCGATACCTTCAACAGCTATATTAAGATCGGTGGCAGCAGCGAGCATATTACCGTATGCTTTAAACTCAAATTTGCTGTTTTGGTATAAGAAAGCATTATATTCCGATGCTTTCCAATCTGCCCACGTCATTCCCTCTATATACTCAAAAGAGTCTCCACCGTCAGCAGAAGTAATGTTGTGAAGATCAGCAACAGTAAATCTCTTGGTTTCTGCGGATATGAATATTCGCCCGTCATATATAAAACTCTCTGCCCTTACTCGTGTGAAGGTATTATCAATCACAACGTTACCGTTAAAGTACACATATTCTCCTTCGTTCGTCCTAAAGCCTTCAGGAGAGAGTCCGCTTTCAAATATCCAACTAATCCACGTCATATTTTTACCTGCAACATACGGGATTCCGTTGACAGTAAAGTTGACGATATTGGAATATACCAGCTTGTCAGAGTGCGGGCTCTCCCTGAACTCCAAGTCGAAGGAGCCGCCGTATGCCGTGACGGTAACTTTGCCCTCTGTTCCCGGGTCGACGATATCGCTTAATAAAAACCACTTATCCCTTCTATCATTCGGTCCTACTTGATATTTTCGCTTCAGCACTCCGTCAACGTAGAAGTTAAAACCTCGGGTAAAGTAGTGAGGCTCGCCGTTAAGATCTTGGTAACCGTTGCGGTCATCGTCATAAACACGAATTGAATCATATTCGTCGTATGATTCTTCCATGCTCGCCAATGCGGTCGGCGCGTAGAGCTGAGGCTTGTACATTCCCTCAATGTAGTTTTTTAGATCATTTGTAGCTTCCTCGTTATCCGCAATAGCCTGCGCAATTCCAAATATTGCTTGCTGTATAGGCACCGCCATAAACGAATTGGCTGATGGGAACACATAGAGTATTTTTTCTGCGAATTCTCCGCTTTGCATTGCTTCTATAAGCTCCGAGAGACTTCCGACCTCGTAATCATCCAGCGCGATGCGAATATACTGCGCCGCATCATCGGAGGCGAGAACGTCGCCGAGCTCGTTGACCTTTTCCGCTATCATCGTCGCGAGCTTATCAAAATGAAGCTTAAGTTCTTGCGGCGAAAGTCCGCTGAGTCCATACTGCGCTACGGCGTTAGGTCTGTTTGCAAGAGCCTGTACGCCCGCTGCGGCGATTTGCTTTTGTGTTATTTTTGTGATTTTTTTCATTGTTACTCCTTATACCTTCCGGCTATGTTGTATCGGTAGGAGAGGTAGAACAGCGCGAACGGCTTCATATACTCGTCGGAATATATGAAATACTGCTTTTCGACCCATTTTTTCTCTTTCTCCTTAACACTGAAAAGGCTTTGCTCTGTGGTTATAAAAGAAAAATCAGAGAAGTCTGCCATATCAAACGAAAACATGGTGCTGTTTATTCGTGCAATCTGATCGTAAGGCTTTTTGTTGGTCCTTACTTTTATCTTCGCTGCTGACATCTGTAACGTCTTTGTTTTGATAACGGTGGATTTTTTGACCGTATTCTTCGTCAGATGCGGGACATCGCAGTTGTCCATTTTCGTCGCGCACCCGCTGAAGATAATTCTCTCATCAAAATGGTAGTATTTCGGCGCGATCTCTCCCTGATCGTCTCTCATATCGAAGTTGAAGGAGCATATAACACCGTTTTCCGTTCCGAAGAACAAATTTCCGTCCATTGTTTTTAGCGCCGTGGCTTTATTGAAGACGCCGCCGGTCTTATTGCCCCTCTCGTCGCATAAATACGCCTCGTACTTGACAAATTCTCCGGAAATGGCGTCGTATACCTCGTGTACCGTGAAGTATACCTTAACGTAATTGTCAAAGCCTCCTAAATTAAAGGGAACCACGTCACTGAAAACAGGTTCTGAGACATTTCCGTTTTCATCCGGAGGGTTAGCAACCTCTCCGAGTAGGTTTTTTGTTTCCCGCAATTCAGCGTCGTATACGCTGTCAGCGAGACCCAGCGGGATCTCGACGATATTCTCGACATTTCCGCAATCGCAGTCGGCGGCGCTTTTATGGCATACAGTGCAGTATCGCACCTTTGCATCTTTAAGCTCCGGATATATCTGCTTTGAGTAACGGTATTCGGGATATTGGTGCTTGTAAACTCCGATTCCCTCAAGATAATACCATTCGTATTGCATGCATCCCGTATCGTGAGTGTATTTCTGCCGGCTGTCCGCAAGGAAGATCTTGCCGTCCACGAGCAGTACGAGATATCCGTTCCATTCCTCAAGGACCGCGCCGCTGAGATCAAGATTCGTCAGCTTTGCGTCGATGAGGCTTGAGCGGTGCTCCACGGCTCGCTCGTATCTCACGGAGAGCTGACCGATAGCCTCAACGCCAAGGCGGGATATAAATATAGGATCGTCGAGGAAATTGACGCAAGCTCCGATACATCCGATCCCGCTCAGCCCCTGCGTTGACGGATAGATCTTAGGCTGAAGATCTTCTCCCGTTTCAAGCGGAGCATGAAAGTAAGTAGATCCGTCCTGCTCCGAGTCGCTTTTGAGGATCATAAGAGTGTCGGCAACAGGGATCATACCGGTTATGGGCGAGATCCCGACACCGTCCTGCATATAATTCAACACTCCGAAGAAGGTGGGGTCTGCGTAGCCCGTGATATTTCGTCCGCAATAGAAGACGTGGTTTGGATAATTCGGGTTTCCGGACATAAAAACACGGTTGTCAAACACCGTAGCTATCGTGCAGTCTGTTACGAGAGTGCTTATAGCCGCGCATTCGTCCGTTACTCCTGATACGCTCGTAAACGTCTTTTTTGCGGTGATCTCGACACCTGCGTAAAACTCGGGATAGGAGCCGTCCGTGACATCCTCCGGCTTTTTAGGGGCTTCCGCAAATGTGATCTTACCCGCTTTAAGGTCAAATTCACAATCGTTTACGATTTTTCCGTACACCTTTACCTCGGATATCTCCTCAAGCTCGTTCTCGTTCATATAGAACTCCGTTGTCGAGCCGTCCGCGATAAACGTGTGCTTGAATTTTGGTTGAAGTATGTTTCGCTGCTCATATTCCGTACCGATATCGGCATTTTCGCCGCTCGGTATGATATTAATATATGTCGTGGGGATATATGCAACGTCCTCCACTCGTTTGACGGTGTTGCCGTCGTAAACAATGTAATTCTTGCCGTCTATCAAGTACAGACGGTTGTTAAAAATAAAGGACTCGCTTCGTCGGGTGTTCATACCGACAAACAAAGCGCTGTCCTCGTCAATTACGCCCTCTACGAACGAAATATAGAGGCTGTCCCCCTCCGCAAGATCGCTTCGTGATATGCTGAGCTCGCGTGTTTCGGCGTCGAAATAGTCCATATTTATTATGATGCTCTCTCCGTCCGATTTCGTTACGTCAGTAACCCTTGCGACGTTTTCGCGCAAAATAATCTTGAACGTTTTGGTTCCGTTTATTTCGGAGCTCTCTTTTGGGAGCGTTATATTTTCCGTCTGATCGACGTTTATGCTGTCGGGATAGTTATGCCAAAGATAAAGCTTGTTTCCGCCATGGATCAGAATTCTCGTCTTAACAGCACCGTTTTCTCCTCTTATTTGCAGACGGTGTATTCCGTACACGCAAGACTCATTCGGGAGCGCGAGCCTTCGTCTGAACCCCGGCACGGTCTCAATGGCTTGACCCTGTCCCGATTGATAGTCCTTGAACATATTAACCGAGTAAGCGAGGCGCTGTCTGTGCACCTGCGTGTGGTCGCTTGAGAAATCAACGCCTCTGAAATCACCGTAGTATGCGTTATAAACGCTTCCTGTCGTAAGATATCCCATCGCGCGTCACCATCCGTTCGAGTTTCTTATTGTAACGGGAGCCGCGTTTCTGATCCTTCGCTCAACGTCGGCGGCTCTTTCTCTGTAAAGTGAGAGATAATACTCCGCCATTGCCGGTTCGTCCTCGACCCATACGTAGGAAGCTATCAAGGTTGGAAGAAGCGTGCATAGCTCTTCGTCAAGATCGATAACGGTCTCATCCTCCGCGGCAAGCCCCTCGATTATAAGCTCGTTAGGCTTGCGGCGGTAAAGAACCTTGAAGCAGCCCTCGGCGGAGTATGGAAGAAGAATAACGCATCCGCCCTCTACGTCATAGCTTTGATTCAGTCTTTTATAGCTGTCATCTTCCGATATCGGAGGAGACTCAAGAGAAAGAAAATCCGGAGCAAGACGTCTTATATCGTATCGAGTATATGGCTCATGATCTGGGATATCGTCAACGGATGACGAGTAGATATGCTGATACATAGCCACGTTTTTGACGGAGTACAGATACTCTCCGACAAAGCGGAGCCTGAACAGTCCTTTGACAAAAAAGCCGTCCTTTTTAATAAAGCCCTTATAGGAAACGAACCTGCGCGGGGACGAGAACTCCTGCGCTCCGATAATGACCCACGCTCCGGTCGTTTCGTCCTGCATTTCAACGTAAAGCGTTCCGTTGCCGTCCGCCTCAAAGAAATAGGCTTTCGCATCGGGAGCCTCAAAACAAAGATCCTCCGACCTCTCTATGGGTGAAAAGGTATTGACCTTCAACAGATTGACCATCGGCTTATGGTTTATTATATAAGAGCTTATTGCAGGTCTTATAGAACTGACCTGCAATAAGGCTCTGTTTGCCGCGTAGTAGAATCTGTTGTCGTCCTCAAGAGAGTCCTCAAATCCGAGCTGAGCGACCTGCTTGTATAACTCAGATACTCGCATTTCGACCTCCTGTCAGACCGCCGCGATCCTTACGCGAGCGAGTCTGCGTTTGTAATTGCCTGTGTCGAATTTACCGCGCGGAGCATATGCTTCCAGGTGCCGAAGCCGACGCCCATGCGGCAGTAACCGTTCCAGAAGAAGTTTCTGGTGTGAGGATCGATGCCGTTTGTGATATCGAGCTTAACGCGGTTGAAGAACATGTTTCCGAGAAGGTTTTCATTCGCGTCGGATGACATGATCATTATCTCATCCTTGTCGGACTCCCAGTAATCGAGGACAACAAGTGTCCAATTTCCGTACTGGGTGTTGATATCGTTATAATCGCTGCCTGTCGTTCTCTCGGTTCCAATGACCGCCTTCGCCATCATTTCAAGCTCGGGACGGTTGCAGGGAATGATGAGAGTGTCGGCGGTGTATCCCATGATCTCGCCGTTCTCATCCTTAAGGTTGCGGAGCTTGTTGGCAAGGACCGCAAGGGTCTTCTGGAACTTTGTCGCATCCGAGGAAATATCGCCGTAGAAGTAGTTCGACTGAAGCTTGCCCTTCATCTTGTCGGTGGAATATGTATGCTTGTTGTGGAAAAGGGGAAGATTGTCACCGGTGGTGAGATCAACTTTGCCCTTATTGAAAACGAAGTTTGCCTTCGTAGCGTTTATAAGAGCCTGCGCCGCAAGCTTGACTCTTGTCTTGTAGTAAGCTCTGACGAATTTCTTGGGCTTGTTCTTCATGTTCGCACCCATACCGAATTTTGCATCGTCAGCCATCTTACGTGTGATCGTGAATTCCTTTGCAAACTCGATATGAGAGATCGTCTTGTCGTAGGTCTTCTCAACGGAATCGTTCTCCGCTTCCTGACCTTCTTCCTTAGCCATAAAGGTGTCGAAGTCGGACTCGCCCATAATGGTTTCGGAATAGCGGTTGGACTTCTCAACGTTAAAGAGTACGTCAAGGATCGTTTTATTCTTTTCGCAAAGATTGGACTCGTTTTCGATGAGCGCCTTTATAGGATGCTCAAACTTACCGAACATCGGGTCATTTTTGCCCGACATTGCGCTATACTGGAAATTAGACATTTTTTATTCCTCCGTGATTATATTCTGACGACGATCTTGTCGCCGATGGCTGCGGCGCCGTTGAGACTCTCAACCGTAATAACGCCGTCTGATGTGGTTGCTGTTACCTGAAGCCCGTCCGTGTGCAGAGTTACTTTGTCGCCAACCTTGAGAGAGGTGGGCGCCGCAGTGACGGGAACTTCATACACCTGATTGGATTCTACGCGGCAAGCTGCTACCTTGCGGTTAGTATCGGCCGCGCCGACATGTCCCATAGCTATGAACTCGGGCTTTTTGGTCGCGGCGCATTTTGTGAGTTTGCCGGCTGTGAGCACGAGAGCCTCACCGATGTGTATTTCCTCATTGGCGGTCGCCTCGTGATATACCGGCGAGGGGACGTTCATACGTCCGTTTTCGATTTTCAAAAGCTTAAACATTTTTGATTCTCCTTATTAATTTACTGTAGATTTGTATAAGGCCATTATTTCCTTATCTGATTTGTCGGGGAAAAGGTCTCTCCATTCCTTAAGCTCCGATTTGGGCATAACGACAGAACTGTCCTTCGAGCCCTTCGGAACGGTCGTATGGAGATGACTTTTCGAATCGCGCAGTGACTGCTTTTTAACAGCCGT